AAGAAATATCTGTAGATGCAGTAGAAGCTGATGAAGAAAAAGGTATAGAAGCAAAAGATGCCTATACATACATAGACAATAAATATGTTAAAACTGAAGGTTATTCAGAAAAAACAAGGATGGGTGTTAGATATCCAGAATTACTAAGTTTTATTGCAAGTTATAATGAAAGCAGATTTACAGCAATAGAAGCAAGATTAACAACATTAGAAGGAGAATAAAATGGCAGCAACAATAACTTGGAAGATAAACCAGATGCAGAGAACAACTGCTGATGGTGGTGTAACAGAAGTCAGATGGGAATGTTCTGGCGTAGATGGAGATGCAAGAGCAGTAGAAGCAGGTAAGTATACTTGTACCTATGATGCTTCAGCAAGTAGCTTCATTAAATATGATGACTTGAAAGAAAGTGATGTTATAGGTTGGGTAAAATCAGCTTGTGATGCACAGTCTGATGAAAGAATGAAAGTAGATGCTATTGAAAAAAGGATGGCAGAAAAGTGTGCAGCTCAAATAGAAAAGGCTAAGACTAAATCAACTGGAATGCCTTGGTAAAATAAAAGGATAATAATATGACAAGAGCAGCAGACTTAGCAAAACTCATAGCAGGTGGTGGTTCAATCACCGTATCAGATAACTCTGAAAACTTAAAGTTGATTACAACAGATGCAGACGCAAGTGTAGGACCAACTCTAAGAATGGACAGACAGTCTGCTAGTGCAGCCGACTCAGATTTGCTAGGTAAGATAAATTTTGTTGGACACAATGATGCAGGTACACCAGAGGATATAGGCTATGCAGGTATCACAGCAATAATAAGCGATGCTTCTGACGGCACAGAGGATGGTAAACTAGCCATCAATACTATGGTTGCAGGTACAGAAAGGTCAAGAATATTTGTAGATGCAGGTGAAACTGTGTTTAACGAGGATAGCATAGATGTAAACTTTCGTGTAGAAACAGATAATAGTGTTTTTGGTTTGTTTGTAGATGCAGGTAATGACCATGTTTGTATAAATACAGGAACAGACCATGGTGGTGTATTAAATATTGAAACAACAGGTAATGGAGATACTGTAACACTTGCTTGTACAGATACAGATGCAAGTACTGGACCAGTTCTTGTTTTAAAAAGAGCAGTAACAGGTGCAGATGATGACTTACTTGGTAGAATTAGATTTGATGGTAGAGATAGTGCAGGTAATAATACAACCTATGCAAGATTAGACACACAAATTAAAGCTGCTGCTGATGGTTCAGAATCTTCCAAATTTACTCTTAAACATTTAAAAGGTGGTTCAGAAATTACTGCAATAGATTCTGCTGATGCTGAATTTGTAATAAATCAAGATAGTGCAGATGTAAACTTCCGTGTTGAGAGTGATGGTGATGCTAATATGTTTTTTGTAGATGCAGGAAACGATAGAATTGGTATTGGTACGAATAGTCCTAGTGCAAGGTTACAAGTAGATGATGGTTCTGGAAGAAATTTACAAATTGCTCCAAGTGGCTCTGGTATTGATATTATTTCAACAACTAATCCAATGCGTTTAATTACGAGTGACGCATCTAACATGATATTTTCTACTAATGGTTCTTCTAATCAACGTATGATAATAGATAGCTCTGGTAATATACTTTTTGGAGCTACAAGTGCATCAGCACCATCAATGTCTTTCCAACCTGATAGTGGTGGTGGTTCTTTTCAAAGTGCAAAAGATTCAACTAATACCAGAAATGCTATGGTATTTATTAATCCAAATGGCACAGTTGGAACAATAAGCATTTCAGGTTCTGCAACAAGTTATAACACATCTTCAGATTACAGATTAAAAGAAAACGTAGTTACAGATTGGGATGCTACATCAAGATTAAAACAACTTAAACCAAGTAGATTTAATTTTAAGGCAGATAAAGACACAACAGTAGATGGGTTTTTAGCACATGAGGTTTCTTCTATAGTACCAGAAGCTGTTACAGGAACAAAAGATGAAGTAGATGAAAATGGTGATGCAGTGATGCAAGGCATAGACCAATCTAAACTAGTACCATTATTAGTAAAGACAATACAAGAACTTGAAGCAAGAATAGCTAAATTAGAAGGGTAACATGTTTGACCCTATTACTATATAGGAGTAGCACATGGAAATTAGTGCATGGATGTTTTGGAATATTATATTAACATTAGTAATAGCTCCTGCAGTGTGGGCATTTCGCTTACTGATAGGCGAGGTTAAACGTTTAGATATATTATTAAATAAAACACGAGAAGAGTACGCTACAAGACGTGATATGCAAAGCGAGATGCATCAAGTAATGGAAGCCTTACATCGTGTAGAAGACAAGTTGGATAGAGTTTTACAGAAAGATTAATATATGTTACAATTCAAAGGATTTAAACCTAATGCACTAAATAAAATTGCAGGTGCAATGGGTTATAAAGGCGACATGTCTAAATTTAAAGAGTTTGTCGAAGGTGATGAAACTCGTAAAAAACAAATGCAACAATACACCACCGCTGCAAAGAAGATGGCAAAAGGTGGTATGGTACGTAAGTTTAGCAATGGTGGTATGCCACTTGAAACTATGCCCATCGAAGGTGGTGGAGGAGTAGGATTACCACCCCCAAACATGAGCATGGGATTTGGTGGAGCATCAATACCACCACAAAATTTGGGTGTGATGTCTGGTGGAGGACCACCACCAAGTGATATGACACAGCCTACATTTGTAGCACCACCCGTAATGACTGCACCACCACAGCCTATGATTGCAGCAACTCCACCTGAACCAACTGTAACAACAACACCAACAACCTCTACACCATCACAATTTCAAAACCAAGGGTCTTCATTACCACCTTCAACACCCACAGGTCCTCCAATATCTACACCAACTATTGCGCCTGTTGCTGCTCAAGCTCCTGTTTATGGGCAAGCTTTTACAGAGGGTATGTCCGTAGGGGATGTAACAACATCTATGTTACAAAATCCCGGATTAGCACCCGGAGCTGCTGTACAAGCACAAGGCACTATACAATCGCAAGACCAATTAATTAGTCCAGATGTAGGTCAAGTATCTGGTTCACTTGCTATTCCAACAGCACAAGCAACAACTACCCAAGCCGCGCAACCACAACAAGTTCAAGCTGCCCAAATACAAGCTGCTACTGTAACTGAAGCAATGAAAGCAGAGCAAGAAAATCTGCAAGCGGCTCAAGGTGAAGTGAGTGAAGATGCTCAAGTACAAGCTGCTCAAACAACTGAATCATCTGTAGGTAAATTAGAAGAAGCACAAGGCACTGCTATTCTAATGAACAATCCACAGCAAAGAGAAATTCAAGAGGGTGAATTAATTAGCGGTAGTGCTGTGGATGCTTCAAAGGTAGAGCAAGTTACTGCACAAGTACAAGCTGCTACAGCTACACCATCAGAGCAAGCTACTGTTCAAGGGCAGATGGCAGACCTCACAGATAACTTTGATTTAAAAAATCCACCAGCTTGGGCAGCAGGAGCATTAAGAGGTGTCAATGCTAAACTTGCACAACGTGGATTAGGTGCATCGTCTATTGCTGGACAAGCTCTTGTACAAGCAGCTTTAGAATCTGCATTACCTATTGCACAAGCAGACGCATCTATGACTGCAAGCTTTGAGCGTCAGAACTTATCAAATAGACAGCAAGCTGCCATGATGGCCGCAGAGCAACGTGCTAAGTTTTTAGAAATGGACTTTACACAAGAGTTCCAATCTCGTGTAATGAATGCATCTAAGATATCTGACATAGCCAATATGAACTTTACGGCTCAACAACAAGTTGCCTTAGAGAATAGTAAGATTGCAAACACAATGAACTTGCAAAACTTATCTAACTCACAAGCTCTTGTGATGGCAGAAGCTGCATCGTTAGCACAATTAGATTCACAAAATTTAAGTAACACACAACAAGCTGCTGTTATGAATGCACAAGCCTTTCTACAAATGGATATGGCTAATCTTTCAAATACACAGCAAACATCTTTGTTGAAAGCACAACAAACAGCGCAAGCGTTGTTATCTGACCAAGCATCTCTCAATGCTGCAAGTCAGTTTAATGCTTCATCTGAAAATCAAACAAATACATTTATGGCAAATCTTGCCAACAACATATCACAGTTTAATGCTACACAAGCAAATGCACAGTCACAGTATAATGCTGGTCAACAAAATGTTGTTGAAAGATTTAATGCCGAATTAAATAATCAACGTGACCAATTCAATGCACAAAACCAATTAGTTATTGCACAAAGTAATGCTACGTGGCGAAGACAAATAGCAACAGCCGATACAGCTGCCATTAACAGAGCCAATGAACTTAATGCAACAGCTATGTTAAATATATCCAATCAAGCTTATGCTAACTTGTGGCAGTTTTATGGTGATAGTATGGAGTGGGCATGGACTTCAGCCGAAAATGCACAAGATAGAATTAGTGCTATGGCTATTGCTGAACTAGATGCAACAGCTAGAAAAGAAATAGCAGATGAACAAGCATCTACTGCGGCAGGTAATGCTGTTGGACAATTAATTGGTACACTCGGTAGTGCTTGGATTCTTTGTTGGGTGGCAAGAGAGGTATATGGTAAAGGTAATCCTGAGTGGTTTATGTTTCGCTTGTGGCTACAACATGATGCACCTAAATGGTTTAAGAAACTATATGGTAAATATGGTAAACAATACGCTAAGTTTATTTCCGATAAGCCACTATTTAAGTGGGCAACAAAACAGTTTATGGATTATATTATAAATAAGAAGAGGAGCAAACATGTCCAATTTGTATAACACTGCTGCTATGGCTTACAAAGCTATGGATATTGAGAATCTTCCCGAAGATAAACCAGTGAAAGAAGCTACTGGCTTGTTATCTCGTAAAACAGAAACAAGTGGGATAGATTATAATAATCCTGCCGTAAGAGTTGCAAAACAAATGCAAGTTATTAGAAACTTTAGGAATGAAATGAATGGCACAACCACTAAGTAACGAACCAAGTTTTGATAGACCTATTGCAGGACAGTCACTAACCCATGAGTTAGGTGCTAGGCCTTGGCAAAATCCATCACAATATACAACTGTTGATGAAGCAATTGATTATTATATGGAGCGTATGTCATCAGAAGATTTTATGGTGCAACTTGTTGACACGCTAGAAATGGGTGTGCCTGTTACAACCTTGGCAAACACAATACAAATGTCAAACGTTATGAATGGTGTACACAATCTTGATGTTGGTATGCTTGTACTTCCTCTTATTATGGAAATGCTGATGATGATTGGTGATAGTGCCGAAATAGAGTACAATACAGGTTTAGACAATCCAAATGAAATAAAAACAAGCAATCCTACACGTGAGTCTTTGCTTACAAAAGTTGCAATGCAATACAAAGATAAACTAGAAGAGGTTGACTTTGAAAATTTAGATGAAGAAACTGTCGAAGAAGAACCAACAGAAGAGCCTACTGGTCTAATGGCGAGGAGAAACTAATGTCATTTTTAACAGGATTAGTTACAGGCGCAGCTCAAAGTATTTCTGGTAACTTGCAAGCCGCATTAGATAGAAGACAAGAAGAACTATCTCGTGCTAGACAATTTTGGCGAGCGAGACAAGCACAGAAAGCTGACTTAGCTGATGCTCATGACAGACGTGCATCAAAAGCACTCAACAGATTTATTAATGAGTTTGATGGTAACATTGCTAAAGGACTAGCTGCCTATAAAGCTGTAGGTGGAGATGTGGACGCAGCTGAAGCTTACATCAAAAATCTTGATGACACACGTATGGTTGGGCTTGATTATGATATTAATGAAAAGTTTAAGTTTGATAATATTGACTTAGAACAATTCGCTGACCTATCTAGGAAAGATGCACTTGGTTCTATTAGTATGGATGTTAAACCTATATCTGCTAGTGCATTTAAAGATACTAGTAACTTAGGTAAAATAGGATTAGGATTAAAAGATGCAGGAAAAGGCATTTCAGATGATATTAATAAATTAGTACCACCTCGTAAGAAACAAGTTATTGAGGGTCTTATAGGTGCTACCTTTGACCCATCAGGTACAAAGTCTGCTATGCAATTTCAAATGGACAAACAAAAGTTTGAAATGCAAATGAAAAATTCTGTGGGTAATTTAGAAAAACAATATAATTATTTGACTTACGAAATATCACAATTAGACCCCATAACCCAAGCAGATGAAATTTTAAATTTAGAAAAACAACAAGGAGAAATATTATCTGCCGTATCTTCTTTTGAGTTAGCTAAAAAGTCTGCTACAGATAAAGGTTTGTCTACATCTTTAACTGCTCAACTAATAAGTAAACGAAAGGATGAATTTTTAAAAAGTATTCAATACGGAAGAGCTGGTGAGCAATTATCTATTGTAGTTGATGGAGAAGTTATTACTGGTGAAAAAGCTAATAAAAGATTCAAAGAACTACAATTACAAGAACACGCTGATATTATAGAAAATACTTTGTTGACACCTAGTGGAGATTGGCAATCAAGTGACAAAGAAGCATTGTGGAAAGCTGGTCAATTTGTAGATGGTGCATATGAATTAGCTATGAAAAATATTAATACACGTATGGGTAAAGTAAAAGAAGAAGACGAAACAAAAATAAAAACAGAAGACAAAACAAAAATAGAAACAACCGATACTACAGAAACTAAAGTTGTGGGTAAGACAGACTTTGTTGGAGAATTACCTAAAGCACAAGAGAATGTAGAAACAGTTGACATGGGCGGTGATGAATTTAATTATGTAGTTGGAGTAGATAATACAGTTATATCAGGTAAGAACCAAACAGAAGCCACCAATAATCTATATAAATATATAGGTTCAAATCCAAAAGATTATTTTGATGGAATAGTAAAAGAGTTTGGAGAAGATTTTATTGTAGAAAATTTGAAAAACTATAAAACTATTATTGATGGAGCCGCTAGAAGAATACAAGATGAAGAATTGAAGCAGAAATTCATAGAAGAAACAGATGCTATAATTGCTAACTTACCTAAAACACTAGGAGCAATGCAACGTTCAATGTCTGCTATGAATGTGATGACGTTACCACAAGGATATCAACCTAAACGAGTTCAAAAATTATTGTCTGATAGAGGTGAATTTAGTGGACAATATTTATACGAAGATGATAAAGGAGTGCAATACATATCTCCAGAAAATCCTAACAAGTTTGGGTTAGAGGTGCAATAAAGTGTCATGGCAGAATTTAATCCGTTTCTTGGACTAAATAAAAAAGAGTCTGTAAAACCTTTATTGCCTACACCTCCTGAATTACAGACTATAAAATCCTATCCTATCCCCCCTGAATTTGAAGTACCTAAACCAAAGACGTTTGATTCCGCACAAGAAGCAGACCAAGAAGAGCGTTTGTCTTTTGCACAACTTGCATCTGATGATGAATATATGGATATGCTCCGTGATTATAATAATGATAGATTTGGAGAGAGTGGCGCACAAGGAAAAGATGAAACTGATGAAGAATATCTTAAACGTTTTCTAACCCATACTCGTGAGTTTGAATTTAATAGTATAGATTTAGGTAGACAACTTGATTGGGTGCGTAATGCTGATAAAGATAAGCGCATACAATTTGGTTATTTATATATGCAACTATCTCGTTTACCTTCTTTCTATGAAGAGGGTGGAACAGGTTATGCATCAGCCGTTAGAGATTTTGGTAAGTCTCTACTTACAGACCCATTTAATTATATTGGATTTGGTGCAGGTGCAGTTGCAAAACAAGTGGCTGTTCGTGGTATTATTAAAGCACTAAAGGAAGGTGGCAAGAAAGCTGCCTTACAAGAAGCTGCTAAATATGGTTCAAAAGGAATATTTAGAGGTAAAACTGGTAAGATTATTGGTGGTGGCATTGTAGCAGAAGCAGGTGTTGCAGCTGTGCAAGATTTAAAACTGCAAGAGCTAGAGATGTTATCTGAGAAAAAAGGTGAATATACAGCCGAAGACTATGATTATAGACGAGCTGGCATTGCTGGTGGAGTAGGTTTAGGTATAGGTGCTATAGGTGCTAAATTATCTGGCGGTTTAGGCGGAGAGAAACTAGTTAACAATGCTACAGAAGCTGTAGCAAAACAAAAGAAGATTAAAGAAGCATTAGATGCTCGTAATGCAAGTTTATCTACTAAAGCTAGTGATGAAACAACAACACAAACTGCGACAGGTATATTTGATATAAAAGAAGGTCGTGAAACATTAGATAAGTTAGGCACAATATCTGATGATGCTGACTTCATGGCGCAGATGCAATTTAATACTGAACTGATGAAGCGTGTTGGTAAAGTAGTTACTGATACTGTAGAGGAAATGGCTACAGATGGTAGGTTAGGACAGATAGTTGATGAAGATACAAAAGCTTCAGAGGTTATTGGTAAACTTGTACAAGACTCTTTAGCGAAAGCTGAAGGTAAATCTGCGGATGCTATAAAGAAACAGACAGAACAGCTATTAACAGGTAAAGAAGGTATCTTAAAAGAGATAGGAGAGTTTAGTGGTGACACACTAGAAGCTGCTATTTCTCGTGCAGGACTAACTAATAAGCAGTTTGTAAATGCTATGGGTGTATCTTATAGTGATGCTGGTAAATTCTTAAATACTGCAAGTAATGTTGGAAAGATTATCAAAGGTCTTGGAGAGGTTGACCCAGAATTAAAAGCTATACTCATGCAGAGTAGCAAGTCTGATGTCGGACAAGGCTTTTTTAGTAAAGCACACGAGGTCATGAATAGACTTGACCGTGAAAGACGTGCCTTGATGGTTACACAGATAGCTACAACAGTACGTAACGTAGCTACAGGTGCTATACGTTTAGGTATGGAAAGTACATCTGATGCTATGGAAAGCACTATCTTTCAGTTGGGTAAAGGTTTCAATGCTGCTATGACGGGCAACATGCCACTAAGCAGTACAGGTTTTAGTTATAAAGAGATTATTCGTGATAGCTTTGGACGATTAAATAGACTAAGACAAGTTGTTGACACTGCGGAATTATCAGAAGCATTGCTAAAACATAACTCACGTCTTGCGAGTCGTATGGACAGAACACTTCAAGAAGCAACAGATGATGAAAGTCTAAGTGCTTTTACTCGTACTATGAATGGGTTAAACATTGCTCAAGATATCTTTTTCAGACGTGCTATCTTTACAAACAGTATAGATAAGAAACTTAGACGTGCGGGTATTATTGTAGAGAAACCTACCAACGCTAATCAGTTTAAGAACTTGGAAGAGTTTATAGCGTCAGGTAAATCCCTACCAGCAAAAGTATTGTCTGATTCTGTAGAAGAATCTCTATCTTTTACATTCTCATTGATGCCACAAAAAGGAACAGTAGGTCATCACTTTATTAAATTTACAGAAGCTATAGGTCCTGTGCCTGCCCCAGTCGGTACGGCAGCTATGCCATTTGCTAGGTTTATGGTAAATGCATTACAGTTTCAGTATAATTACTCACCGTTAAGCTCTGTGAATGCTATCTATAGAACTGCCCAAGCAGCTCACACAAAAGTGCTTTCAAAGGCAGCAGAGGATGCAAAGGTAGGCAAGGCACTATCAGATAAAGCAAGTCAACAACTAGCAGAAGCACGTGATGGTTTCTCTAAAGCTACAGTAGGAGCGGCTGCTTTTTATGCTGCAATACAATATCGTAGTAATAACCAAGATATAAACTTCTATGAATATAAAAACGCAGATGGAACGACAGGCGATTTACGTCCTTTCTTTCCTCTCGTACCGTACTTAGCTATAGCAGATTTATGGGTAAAGCATACATCTGGTGATACTGATAAGATTAATTTCAAAGAAGTTGCAGAAGCCTTTACAGGATTTCAGTTTAGAACTGGTGCAAGTTCTTACATTCTTGACAATGCAGAACAGCTTATTTCAGAGATAGGTAAAGGCGACCCTATAAGACAAGAAAGAATGGGAGAGTTGTTGGGTGGCTACGCTGCGGAACTTACAGGTGGATATGCCACACCATTGCGTATCGTGCGAGATATACAAGCTGCCTACGATACAGAAGCTGCTGTAGTACGTGATGCTAAACAAACAGAAGGCATAGGTTTTGCAGAGAGAGCTAAGTCAGCTTTTGATAATACATTATATAAAGATTTACCTAGCTTATCTAAAGGCTTACCGCCAATAGAAAGTCCAACACGAGAAGGTGACATCTATCGTCAGAGTCCATTGCTAGGACAGATAGGTATGCCACGTAGAGAACCAAGACGTAATCCTGCAGAAGAAGAATTTGCACGACTAGGTATCAAAACATTTACATTAGTTCCTAACTCTGGTGACAAAACAGCCGATGCTCTTGTGAAGAAACATCTAGGACCTTTTGTTGAAAGAGATATATCAGAGCTTGTGCAATCTGATGCATACATTAATGCGACTGATACACAAAAGCGCGGTATGTTGAAGAGAGATATGAAAGTATTGCGACTGTTTGCGAAAGAGCTTGCCGTTATGGAAGCTGAAACAGAAGCTATGAAAGGTGAGAAATCGTTTACACCTTTTGATAGGGCGCAATATGGTAAGCTAACTGATATTCAAACAAGATTAGCTGACGAGTATTACATGACTAAGTATGGTAAGTCTGTAATAGAAATGGTTAGGGAAGAGCCAAATGTTAATCACTACAAACGAGCAATTGACTTAGGTAAATTATTAGAGAAGAACCTCTAATCTCTTTGCCAAAATTCAACTCTCCACCAACCATCTGTTTCCACTATCTAGTGTCTCCCGAACCGCTTAGTGTTCCACGCTCCTTTCGTGATAGGAGCTTGTCTTTATTTTTAGATGCTATGACTGCCAAAGGCATGTTTAAATCTTGTGCAATTGCTGCACAATACCATAGCACATCACCAACCTCACTGGCCAGTTGTTCTCGCCAATCTTTAGGTTGATTAGTCACCCCATCTCTTATAATCTTTTTTACTTTGTTGGCAACCTCGCCTGCTTCTCCAGCCATGCCCAACGCTGGATATAATATCTTGTGCGTTTTTGGATACACGGCTGTTTGTTTTACTATCTCTTCATATTCTTCAAATTTCATTCCTTTATATCTCCTCTCTAACCATTGTTCTACCTCAGTTGCTAAGTCCATTGTTGTTCTCCTTAAATGCCTTAATTACATCAGAGGAAAATAACTTCTGAATGTTTAATAGATACATCTTAGAAGCATTGTTATCTCCACCCGACACTGTTCTTTTGTAATCTAGGTTGTTTATTATTCTTTTTAGATTACTTGTATTAAAGACAAGAGTGGCAAAGACTTCATCATCTATGCACAGATTATGAAACCAATAGTCAGACTCTGTTGCATTGATACCGCTAGGTTTACCATAGCACTCATACTCAACAGCAATGTTGCCTGTCTTTTGCCAAAGGTTACGCTCACTCTTAACTTCAATCTTTTTGTCTTGCAACATTTCTGCTACAAGTTCCTCTCGTACCTTGCCATACTCTAAGTCAAGGTCAAACTTTTTTCTGTCGGCTTGTTTGGGTTGTAATTTTTCCATACGCTGTTCTCCTTCTAAGTTATGTCTACTACTTCACAAACATCAGCAGAACAAGCGAGTTCTCGCCCACCTGAAGTTGTGTCCTCTTTCTCATATTCTGAAAGCAAAGACCAATCAATATCTTCAGGCATCTCTTCTAACATTTTATCGTATGTTCCGTAGTTGCACTCTTGATAGGGTGCTTGTTTATAGGTGTGTTCACTATATGGCAAGAAACTTATGCCTGATATTTCATCAAAGTGTTCATACACCCATGCTCCTACTTCCATCCATTCTTCTTCACGGACAGATACAGTGATACTTGGTTTGTGTTCACACCAATGTCTTTGATACATTAGCCATAAACCAAGTTGAAAGTCTGCGGTGTTCTCCTCTCGTGTTACCGCAGAGTCTGGTGACTTCATGGGAAAACTAAAGACTGTTGTTGCGTCAGGCTTCATCACATCAGGCTCATTTGGAATACCTTGTGAAATCATGAACTGTGTTAATGGGTCTTTGTTGTCACCACGAACTGTACGAATATAATAAGGACTATGCCTTGCATGAATACCACTTGCACTATCTACTAGCTGACTTACTGTGCCACTTGGTTTGACTGTTGTAACAGCCGTAGATTGTGGTATGCCAATGAGGTCTGCAAAGTCTTTGTTGGTATTAATAGCAATCTGTTTTAATTCACGTAAGAATGTAGATATGTTACCACTAATATCATTCAACAATGGACAATCTTGAATACCAGTTAATGATACACCAAGTAATCTTTCTTCTTCTGTATTATCTTTCCATATCTTACGTAGATATTTAAAGTCAGTAAGTGTCGCTTGGAATGTGCCAAGTATTGTCGCAAGTCTTACCTTTTGTTTAAGAGTTTCTTGTGTGTCATACTCTCGTGCTACAACCTCTGTAAGATTACAGAACTGATAGGGTCGCAGAATTATTTCACTACATGGATTACAACCAAAGTCATGCTCTGTATCTCTTCTACCATTCAGTGATGCTTGTTTAGTTGCTGATTGTCTATTAAAGATACCACGCTCACCTGATTTACTTTCGTATAGGGATACCCATTCACGCATAAATGTAGCCATCTCTGGCTTGGATTTGTACGCTACACTATTGTTTGCCAAGGCACGTTGTGATTCACCTTCCCACCATTGTCCTGACTTAGCGTGTCGCATTTGGTCATCATTTAAATTAGACAAAGATATCAAGGCTGACCTTCTAACACCACCCACTACAACAACTTCTCCAACCTTACACATAATATCGTGACACTCAATTGGATGTAATCGTCTGCCTGCTGACTTCTTAAACTTGTCTATACAAAAAGCAAACAAATCTTCTAACGGTGCAGGACCACTTGCCCTACCACCAAATGTTTTAAGCCTAGCTCCTGCAGGACGTACCTCTGATACATCCCACTTTGGTATTTGTCCAGCATATAACATAGCAATCAATTCTCTGAATGCTCTTGCCCATCCGGGGCGACTATCTGCTACCTTAATAACTGTACTACTCTTTTCAAAGTGTTCGTTCACGATAGGTAGTTTATTTACGTTGTGTCTTTCTACAGAAAAACCAACACCAGTACCACACATCAACACATACATTGTTTCGTCAAATGCACGTGGACTATCTACAGGTATGTAAGAACAATTGTATCCAGCAACATGACAACGATGCAAGGCAGGACCTGCGGTCATCAAAGCTCTCATACTTGGCATAGTCTGTAAGTTAAGAACAGAATTTTCTAATTCATCTTTTAGTTCTTTGTCTAGGACATAATTATATTTTTCTTTTAGGTGTGTTGACATATAGTCAAAGTATCTTGTGACTGTTTCTGTCCAAGTTTCTCTTCTCTGTTCATCTTCTTTCCATCGTGCATAACGAGACAAAGCGATAAATTGTTGGTAGTCTGTGGGTAGCATGTTGTTCATTAATCTGTCTCCTGTATTACGTTAAGTGTTTTAATTTTCATACCATCAATGTCGTGTATAAATTCATTCATGGCATCTTCGATATCAGAAGCAATATCCCCATCGGCAGGGGTTGGATATTCTTCTGGGTCTACATGTATCGTTAGATATATCTTAACTACTGTTCTCATCACTGACCTCAGAGATAAGCTTATCTAAATACCATCGTGCTTTTTCCAAATCTTCTTTACCATTCTTATAACGATACCGCCATACATACTTCATGATATTACCTTGTAAATAATATTCATATCCACTATCTGTGGCGGCACGAATAGCATCAATACATTCGATGCCAGCTTTATTATAATGTGGTGGACTGTTCACCATATCTTTCTTCTTCATTTGTTCTTGCATAATATCATAGTCTCCATCAAATTCAATTAATTCTTTTACTCTCATTGCAATCTCCCATTTCTTTTCTGTTTAAAGTCTATACGTATGATGTTACCATCCTTTTTAACACGTTCTTCATCAGAAGGAAACTCTAAATTTGTATCTGGGTCAACAAATTTTTTGACATATCTATGTACAAGTTCTCGTAGTTCTTTGTTGGTTTCCATTAACGGAACAGTTGATGCAATCATCTTACAGAAGTGCATGACTTCATCGTAGTCTTCATCAAACATGTCGTTGTCTGGACTGGCGATAACAGTTACATCAATCTCTCCTGTCCAAGTACCGTCTTCGTATTGCATTGGTCTTACTTTAATATTAAAGTCGTTGACATCAAAGTCAGTGATTTTCATATGTTATCTCCTTTTTATTTTGTTACCTCTAAACTTTATTAACTTTGGATATTTCTTTCTGCCTTTCTCCTTTATCCATTCTTCTGGTATAATTCTATCATAATAATCAAAGTCATATTTCATACACCATTGGGCATAGGTAGACTTTGCACCCTTACGTAGTTTACGTTTACTGTTTTCGAAAACGAAACGTATGTCTAGCTTTGGGTGTTGTTTCTTAATTGCTAGGTGCTTGCGTCTGTCCGCAGCTGTAAACATACCTTTTGTTTCTATAATAATTCCATTATTTAATACAAAGTCAGGTGTATATGTGCGGTAGGCTAGGTCTTCCCACTCAATCTTCATGCACTCATATTGAAACTTAACGTTCTGAAATTCAAGTGCTTGAGATACAGAATACTCTAGCCCACTGCGATACCCCATCTTCCGTGCATAACGGAATTTTTTATGAGGACTTAACATTACAAAGTGAAACGATTCGTCCAAGCGTAACCACTATAACCTAGATTTCGTAGTTCATCTCTGACAGCTTTTTCAGCTTCGTTGCGAGCATCCATAGCTGCCCTCAGACCTGCGGTCTTGAGTTCACGATACTCTTTCTTTTTCATGGCTAGAGTTTGTTCTAGCTCACGAATTTCCGTTTGTAGTTCATCATATGTTTCGGTCATTTATATACTCCTTTCTTTTAGTTCCATATTTTCTTAGCTTCTTCTTTCATCTTATAACTCCATGTCCAAGAATCAAAGTTAGGATAAACGAAAGAAGCTAATTCATACTTATCACTGCTAAGAGATAAGAATCTTTGTATGCTGTAAGCAACTTTTTCTAGCTGTTTTTTATACTCCTCTAAGTTGTTTAATGTAAATTTTTTATAATCTTTGTGTGTAGCAAAAAATAAATCTAAACTATTATTTGGGTATGCCATAGAATAAAATGCCATCTGTCTTTTTTGCGCTTCTGTAGGTTGAGAAGGCATTCTAGTTGTAGTTTTTAAATCTACAATTTTATTTGTGAATCTAAAGTCTACATAACCCATAATGGGTATGGGTAAATCTTCAAGTTGTACTTCGACTCTCTCTTGATAGCTTTTTAAGTTCTTATATTTAAAGTTATTATCAATGATTTCTCCAAAGCTTCTTAATAATTTTTTCTCCTTTTCTGTTTTTTTATCATTAAGATTTATCATTGATTCTGCACACAAAGTTATAAACTTTGCTTCTAGTGTTTCATAATCAAACGTGCCTTCCTCATACTTTTTAGCTAGAGAAAATTCAGTGGCTATTCCACGCACTGCGGCAGGACCAGTTGAAGACTTAACATTAAATAAATACCTAGCGACCCACATAGGTGGGTCACTGATATAAGTATTAATACTACTTGGGGATAGATGATGAATGCCGTGCGCTTGAAACGCATTGTTACTCAACATACGATTTGTCATTATGCTACTTCCACCTCATCAAAGTCAACGATGTCGTCAATACCATCAATGTCTTCGCCTTGCTTCTGAACTTTCTCAGACCAAGAGTTGATGATATATTCGTTGTAGTTTTGCACCCATGCCATGAAGTCACCAAACGTATTCTGTTCAGTGTCAGTCAAGTCAAGAGTATTTGATAGGTCAAGTGATACGGTAGGCAAGTAGAAACTATTACCATTAGGTAACTTACGCTCCTCTGTATTTGCCGTAATCAAATGTTGAACAGGTAGACGTTTCATTTTGTTAAGCTTGGTAAATACCACACCAACATCTTTAAACGCATCTCTGTTCTCAATCTCCCATATAAATGGTTTTGTATCTACAGAAACATCGTTACCTTTATTATCAATGGGTTGAATTAATTCGACTGTACCTAAAATAACACGCACACGTTTTATCTCCCTTATTAAGTTTTGTGTCTTTTCAGGTAACGATGCCCAATCTTTTATAAAGCCAGCAGGTTTACCACAATTAAATCCACCATCATTATCTTTCAAATCTACATTGAGATTATCAGCCATGACAGTTTTAACATAGCGATTGGGTTTATCGCCCATGCCCTTGATAAAACGCTTGTACATAAAACGTTGTAGATATGGACGTATATTAACAGAGGGTGCATAGTAAGTAGGACCGTCAGGTATCTCAAGCTTATATGTGCCACCTGAAACAACTTCCATGTTTACCTTCTTACCTTTTACTTCTGTTTCGCCCATAATAGGTGAGTGATTAATGCGTAGTCGTGCAAGATTGCTTGACTTCGATTTCTCTCCACCACCTTCCGATGCTATTCCCATAGCCTTTGCCATTACAGCGTAGTTATTTGTATCTATTGTTGTTACTTGTGTTGTCATATATGTGTACTCCTTTCTGTGAGTTTTTAAAGTGAATGAGTGTATGTTATATCACGCAACATCTTTTGTGTCAAGCCAATTAGAACCTATTTTTGCTTCTAATAATAGAGGTACATTGAAATCAATTCCCCACCTCTCAAGTATTAAATTAGGTAACGCTTTATTGGTTTGATTTATAAGAAAAATAACTTGATTCTTCTCTTCGGGATGCACGTCAATAACGATAGAATCATGAACAGTATTTACAATACAAGACTTCATGGTATCTAATCGTTTCTCGATGTATAACAAAGCGATAGGCACAATATCTGCGGTAGCAAAACCTTGCACTGGATAGTTCTTTATTTGAGTGAAGTGCGACACTTTACCACTCGCTTTGCGTTCTACATCCGGGAATGCATACTGCCTACCTGATGGTGTCGTAATGATACCCTCATTGATAGCTTCCTTTGCTAACTTGCTGTGCCACTTGGATATACCACCATACTTCTTGTTGAAGTGTTGATAATAAGTTGCTTCAGCTTTTGTTCTACCAAATCCAGTTGCTCCATATAGAGGTGCAAACGTGTGTGCCTTTGCAGTTTGTCTATCTGTTGGCTGGCCTGCATCTGATATAACTTTTGCGGTATAAGAATGCACATCAAAACCTGTAGCTACTTCATCCATAGCTGTTTTGTCTTGTGATAAAAATGCAGCAGCTCTGAACTCTAACTGTGCAAAGTCAGCTTCCAACACATACCCACCTTCCCATCGTGATACAAATACTTTCTTCACAGGAAACGTACCACCTCTAGGCATGTTCTGCATGTTTGGGTCTGCACCCGAAAGTCTACCAGTCGATGTTCTGTGTTGTAGTAATCTGACATGTAACATGCCATCAGACTTAGTATGTGTAGCTATACCATCAACGAATGATGATAGATAAGTTTCTACAGCCGATAATCTTCGCACCTTAAACAGAAAGTCCTCTGCATCCTTCATACCTTTAGAACGTGCAACATTCTCTAACGTCTGAAGATTCTGTTTGCTTGTGCTAAAACCATTTGCACTAGCCCACTTACCATTGGGCGGCTTAAATTTAAGACCCGCAACATCAGAAGTATTAACAAAGCTATAGCCAGCACCGTCACATATCTTACAAATATTGGGTCTTGCAAAAGGTGTTCCATCTTTCTTGGTTCTCCATATCTTTCCTGTGCCTTTGCACGTTGAACATTGGGATGCATATGTCTTACGTAATACATCTGTACATCCGTGAATTAAACTACGAAAGTCGTGTTCAGACATGTATGGGTCAATGGTGTTGCCCCAATACTCTTTGTCTTTAACCTTACGAGAATAAACAACCCAACCCAATTGCTCTGGACTGTTTAGATTTATAGGTGTGTCACCCATCAACTCACGCACATGCTTTTGTAAATCAATCTCAAGTTGCTTACGCTCTTGCTCAAACTCTTGACGCACTGATTCTAAAGCATCTTTGTCTACAGCAAACCCACGCTGATATATACGTGCGAGTGATACACATACTTGATTGGTAAGTGTAACTGTACTCATGAGTTTACTATACGCTTGCGTGTTTAGTTTAGTCCACAGTTTGTCAGACAACTGCTTTGTTGCATGCAAGTCAGCCGACAGATAAGATGACAGTTCATCCCAAGGAATATCACGAACACTATAACCTTTATCAAAGTATTGCTTTAGTGTGTCTTGTTTTTTTGTATCACACTCGTATCGTTCTGCACACGCTTCCAATGATAGAGGTTGCTTCTGTCCACGTTGCAATACATATTCGACAAGCATCGTGTCAAAGACAGGACCTTCATACTTAAACCCGGACTCCCATAGCCACATCAAATCATGTGGTGCATTATGACATATTAGAATAGTTGCTTTGTTTAACCAATCTTGCACATCAAAACGTGCATTGTCAGACATAGGTTTATCTGCATGGTCAAACGTCACAAGCTTTTCTTCATTGTTATCAGTCAGCATACCCACCATTACTAAAGAATTAGTGGATTCAAAAGGGTCAAGGTGAAGCTTACCATCTCTTTTGGTAACACTATTTTCTACATCAAGAACTAACTTCATCCTTCGTACCTCGCTGTTAAATAATTAAGTTCACAGTTTACCATACCGTGCCAACCATTCAACTTGTTTTTCACAATGTTGACATGTCTAAGTGGACTCTCTTCCTCTTGACCCTCGACAGACGGTGACTTTGCAATAAGAAACATAAGGTCAGCTTCTGCTGCCTTACCCGTACGTGAACCTTCCATCATGGATTGATTCAATACAGTACGTCCTTCTGCTTCAGCCGATAACTGTGACATGTAAAACACAGCGCAATCATATTCTTTCGCAATCATTCTTGCATGAATAGCATTTGCTTTGAGTGCTTCATCTGGTCTAGCAAACCCAGCTTGCCTTGCAAACTTGTCGCCCATGTCAAGCACAAGTATGTCAGGCTTGTATGTTTTACATACTGACTCTACCCATGCCATGTCTCTGCCACCTGCTTCCTTCAACAATATGTTGCGTTTGACAGGCTCATACATTGCTTTAGCTTTCTGCATATCATTACGAACTTCTCGTGCCGACATGCCTGTGGCTGCAGTTAGGTATCTTGCACCTACACGATGCGGTGGTTCTTCATTACAAAGAACAATACACCTTGCACCTTGCGATGCAAAGCCATTAGGCGATGCGATAATGCTTGCATGAAAGGAAGTCTTACCTGTGTTCGGACGTGCGCCTACTTCTATCAGTTGCCCACCTGACACTCCTTCAATCTTGCGTGTAATGGGTGCAATATTAAATGCCCACTTTGCTTCAAGCTCTGCTTTCGCCATCAATGTTTCGATACTAATATCTTCCCATTGAATATTTAGATTGGGTGTAAAGTCATCACCATACTGTTCTAATAACAGTCTAAGTTTCTCCATCGTGGTAGCTGTGCCATTCACCATATCAAAACCTATATTGGCTACATCTTCCCCAACAACTTGTTGGAATAGCTTTGACAACACTTCTTGTGCGATATCACCACCCATCGGTGATTCTTTCTTTATCTGCAAGAACAAACTACTGTAGCTTTGTTTCTGTGCAGTTGTCAGCGTTGGATTGTCCGACATAAATAAAGCTTCGACTTCATCTGGTGAGACAGTACGTTCATACTTGTCCATAGCAGAGTCAATCGACTGCTTTATCTTGCGAACATCCTTACTGAAAAGTCTATCAGGACACCTCGCTCCACGATGGTCATCGTAGAATGATTTATCCATCAGACTTCTGATAAGGGATAGCTCCATATGTTACACTCCTATGTTGGTTAGGTTTTCTAAATCTGTTGGGTTACGATACTTTAAATCATCTATCAACTTCAGAACACGAACATTATTCACATATCCTCGTAGCTCCTTCGCTATTGATAGAGTCTTTGGTAAAGCATCAGGGTCTAATGCAATAATAGCTGTAGAGAACTGCGATAAATACTTCTTGTGTGAATCAGATAATGATGTTCCCAACACGGCAACCCCAGACCAAACATCACCACCTACAACTGCAGCACTTACGCAGTCCTCGACAACTACAGCGACATTACCACAACCTACGGTATATGGCAAGCCACTATTTCCATATTTCTTCCATTTTGGAAGTCTTTTTCCGAGCGCACGACCTGTGGCATCGACAGTTTCTCCCTCATGAAGAATTGGAAACACGGCACGGTTCTCCTTAACGTCATACAAAAGTCCTAACTCTTGTGCGTCAAGTCCGTATAACTCCATTGCCCATTCCGCCACGTCAAATGTATGTGGCACGACATAATCGGGCAAATTAAATTTATCTTGTGCAAATTCTTCCGCCCCGGAAAATCCTGCACGTATGTCATCTACAGATAAGTGTACACGTTGGCCACCCTTTACATTACATGAAGCCTTGTAACAATTCCATACAAGAGAACCCATGTTGTTAGTAACTGTAAATGTTTTTATACCGCCACAGTTAGGGCAATCCATTCTTTTGGTATTACCATTCTGTATATCTAAATCACTTATAATGTTATATATATCTATGTACATATATCACTCTCCTCTGTGGCACTTGTAAGTGCTTATATCATGCATCTTTCGTGTCGTCAATGCATAATTTGCACTTGTAAATGTATTTTTCATATAAGGTTTTACCGACTGTGGATTGCTGTGTCCTGTAACCGACATGATTTGTCCGATGCCGACACCAGCTTCAACCATTTCAGTCGTACCAGTTCTTCGTAAGTCCATCAGCCGTAGCTCGTCAGACAGCCCACATTGACGCATGACAGCCCTTCCTGCCTTGGATAGTCTCTCCATACTGTAAGGGTGATACACCCCCTCTACAGGCTTTGGACGAGGTGCTACGTACCTTTGAAAACCAAAGTCATTGTGTTGTTGTTGCAACATCTCTAATAAATTGTCACTGATTGGTAAAGTTACTTGCGCTCTGCGTTTACTTTGTTCCAAGAACAGTTTCTTTTGTTCAAAGTCAAGGTTATCCCACTCCAATAATCGGATATCGCCCAACCTTTGACACCATTCGTATGCCATATGCACAATCAAACCTATGTTTCTGTAGGCAAATTCACTGTAGCATGTGTCAAGAAAAGTTTTCATGTCACTTTCTTGCCACACTATCTTCCTTTGTTTGGGTGTCTTGCGTCTAACTGTCGCAAAAGGATTGACTGTTGCGTACTCCATGTCCAACGCATACCTATACACACGTGACGCACAGGTACATACGTGGTTCGCAAACTGTATGCCACGCTTCACCCACTCTTCGTACACATGCTTGGCCTGCTTTGTGGACACAGATTGAAATGGTCTATGCCCCAAGTCATATAATAAAACAGACAAAAAGTATCTGTAATCTTGTTTAGTTTCTTCTCGTAACATATTGAAATCATTAGATTTATAGTACGACTGCACTAATAATTCCAACGTGCTGCTCTTGTGAATAACAATTATCTCTGCTTGTTTCTCTCGCCAATCGTCAATGGTTTTGTTAAGGTCACGAGCTTGCGCCTTTGCAGTACGCAAGTCCGTGCCTAGTTCTACTCGTTCTACAATGCCCTCGTCAACAAGTCGTTGCGCTGGGTTAAAACGATAAGACTTAGAGCCGTCACGATTGGTTCGTGATTGCACAAATCTAGGAAGTGCCATTAGGCAAACTCCCAAAACTCTGTCACTCGCTCTTTGAGTTCGTCAAGTGTAATGATTGGTTCACAACTTTCTCCATCAGAATCTGTGCCTAACACTAAACCTTTACCAGCATAACTGGTGTTACGATTACCATCCAAGGTAAACATATATTTAATGTCAATATACAAAAGTCCTTCGTCATCTACATATATGCAATCACCCTCTTTGTTGATGTCTACTGTTGTAAACGTACCACAATCAATAAGTTTATAAATGTTTTTATAGTCAGAGTTATCATAATCTACCTCTGTGATAGATTGATTTTTTGGGTCAATTAAAAATGCTTTCATTGTTGGTTCTCCTTTTTAAAGTAACGCTTGGCTGTGT